GGCGTGGAATGATGTTTATCTGGTGATTCCAAGTTTAACGACTGGAGTTGGTCTTTATCTTCAGGGTTCAGAATCTTTTCTTGGGACTTATAGAAGGATTAAGCATCCGATAGGCGCTTCAGATCCGGGTTCAACAGTAGATTTTAATATTCCCAGTTCTTGTACTAATTGTTTAGTGCCGATACCAAATAGCCTTAGATATATCAAGATTGAGAGCACAGAATCAGTTGATGATGGTTGTATATTTAAGATTATCGTAGGAGGAAACTAATGGGTTGGTCGGGCTCAACAGCGTTACCACCAAATGCGGCAACGGCAACAAATCAAACAACTGCCAATAGTTCTTTATCGACGATAGAGGCTTCAGTTCAAGCGATTGACGATCCTGTTACCACCATTGGTACAACACCATTAATGCGGGTAGCTATCTTTGATGCGAATAATACTCAAGTTGCAACTTTTCCCATCTCGGCAGCCTCTCTACCTTTACCAACAGGTGCAGCAACATCGGCTAATCAGACGACGGCTAATTCTGCCTTATCTGCGATCCAGACTGCGGCTGAAAAGATCGACGATCCCGTTGCAACTATAAGTTCCACGCCACTTATGCGCGTAGCAATATTTGATGCTAACGATACTCAGCTTACGACCTTTCCAATCTCTGCAGCATCTCTACCACTTCCAACTGGAGCTTCAACTTCGGCTAATCAATCAACTGCCAATACAGCTTTATCTGCGATCCAAACATCTGTTCAAACAATCGATGATCCGGTTGCGACGATAAATAGTACTCCGCTTATGCGCGTAGCAATCTTTGATGCAAATAATACTCAAATTACGACCTTTCCTATTTCAGCATCATCACTACCTTTACCTACTGGAGCCTCAACTTCAGCCAATCAGAGCACTGCCAACACTGCTCTTTCCGCGATTCAGACATCTGTTCAAACAATCGATGATCCGGTTGCGACGATTTCAGCAACTAAGGTTATGCGGGTTGCAGTTTATAATGCTTCCGATACTCAAGTGACAAGTTTTGGCTCTACCAATGCGCCGATCGCAGGCTATGGTGTTTATAGTGCAGGTATTACTGCAGGCCAGATGCATTCAGGCTCTCAAGCAGCAAGTTGGGTAATTATTCAGAATTGGGATAAGGCTTATATTGTGGTTGGTACAGATAGCAGCATTGTCTATGGTGCGATAGGCGGAACAACCAGTCGCGGGATTGTCGTCTTGCCTAAAGGTCAAAGCATTACGATTCCTATTTCTAATCTTAACCAGATATATATTATAGCTAGTGCTACGACCACGCAGGTAAATTATATCTATGGATAAAGGTGATCTATGAGTACTTTGGCTGATCTTGATGAATATTTAAAATCACAAAATATACCTATTCTTGGGCTTTCGATGTCAAATCCAATTCGCATTGATTTTGCTCCCGAAGCTACTGATCAACAAAAGATTCAAGCGCGTTCAATTGTCGATAATTTTGTCTTTCAAAAGCGCATTCCTAAAGATGAGCAAAGTCTTTTTACTGAGGTTAATAATTTCCTTGATTCAACTGCTAAGATTAAGAAGGCTGTGGCTATTGCTTTAACTAAGGTGCTTCTCCAAGATCCTAAGCTTTTGCAGCGATTTTCGGAATCAATTGTTGGCGATCAACCTGAATAAATTAAGGATTAAAAATGGCAGATATTCTCCCCGTCTTAAATAATAATCTCGATCAGGGTTTGCCAGGTCTTAATGGCGGTAGATTAAGTCTTTCCTCAAGCTTTCCTGTTTTTGAGGATTTAGGAACAGGATATGGGACAATTTACTATATCCCTTTTTTGTCTGATGCAGTTTATCTCTACGATGGTGCGCTTTGGCAGAGAACCACATTTGATCCTGTGTCGATTAAGACTTCCGACACGCAGACGTGTACAACCGTATCTAGTTCAACAACCATGACAGTGACAGACAGTACGCAATTTGCGCGTGGGATGGTTGTAAGCGGCACCAATATTACTGTTGGCACAAAGATAGCCACGATCACCGATCAAACAACTATTGAATTAGATACGGTAGCTTCAGGTAGCGGTACGCAATCAAATTCATTTAAAATACCGGCTAATTCGATTATCGACATCTGGGGTATTCTTAAATCAGATGCAACTTTAGGGCTTAGGTTTGGGAATATTTGGTCTGCTTTTGATACAAGAACAGATGCTGTTTATAGCCTTGATGGTTATCAGAATGTCAATGATGCTGATATTAATTCAGGGGATTTTAATTCTATTGGTGCAAATTTAGGTCTTTTGCTTGGCCTTGCAAGAACAACCTCAACAGCTGGTTTAGTAGAAGATAGTACAGCGTTTCGCGGTCTAGCCAATAAATATAATAGATTACGCAGACCATTAAAAGCGGTCGACACCACAGATAGTTGGACATACACAACTGCTACGTTTAGAGAGTTTAACGGTGGTACAACTTTAGGTGTCTCTAGGGTTGGGGTTCTTTTAATCGAAAGTAATATTCAAGTTTTTATGTTTGTTAATAGTTTATCTGATACATCGTCCGGCACATCCAACCGGTCTAGGTGGAGCGGGGTAGGTCTTGATGGCGCAACTTCAACCAGCGTAGCACAAATTTCCTTGTTTGCTTTTGCCCATGTTGGTATTCAGCCTTCAACCGCTGTTTATCAAGGTGCTCCAGGAGCAGGCTATAGGACATTTCATGCGCTTGAAGCCTCAGAAGCTGCAAGTACTACCACTTGGTATGGTGATAATGGATCGACATTTAGCCAATCTGGGCTTGTTGGTTTTGCTGACCTTTAATAGGAGAATATTATGATTGCTAAAGTAGGTTCTAAATATATTATCTATTCCCAAGATGGCTCAAAAAAGCTAGGTGAGTTTGATTCCGAAGCTCAAGCTAAGGAACGCCTAAGAGTGATTGAGTATTTTAAGCAGAAGAATAAGAAGAAGTAAAAGAACCCCAGTTTCCCGGGGCTCCAAGGGTTAGGCTTTTTCATCATCAGTTAGTTCAATAACATCCTCAGCAGTATCGCAAAATGTGGTTAATTGTACAAAGTTACCATTTAGTGAAATGCTAATATCATCGCCTTCCATGCCGCGTAATCTATTCTTGTAATCAAATCCCATCCAAACAAATACATCCTTACCGGCTGGCAGTTTGCTCAATTCATTAATTAATTCCCATACTTTCATATTCTAACCCTTTCATGACAAGCTCTATTGCCTGCCTTATATAATACATATCGGCAAATTCAATAAAAACTTTAGAAGTAAAGTGTATCTTTGGGGAAAAAAAACCCAAAAATACAACTAAAGTTTTTCTACCAAATGCCGATGAGTTGATATCTTGAGCAATTAAGCTTGAGAAAGGGGGTTATATGAAAGTATTATTATTCTTAACATTATTAGCAGCATGCGGACAAAAAGACCTATCATCAGATGGTAAAAAGGATAAGGACATTGAAGTTACAAGGGTTGCGATTGACCAGCGTAAGCTATCTATCTCAACGGGCGATACGGTATCTTTATCTATTACCTATTCCACCAATGGCGATTTGACAGAAACAACCGCTTGGTCGGTAGTTACAGTACTTCTTGAAGGCGATAAGCCATCTAAGGATTGTGATAAACAGATTCCATCTGATGCCATAACCAAAATCAGAGATATTAATTTAGACACTTATATTGATGATCTTAAATCAGATGAAGAATATGCATTATTAGCTTGCTCTTTTAACCCTGATCGTGGTTATTACGGGACTGGTTTGGTTAAAGTATTTAAGACGGAATGATTATGGAAGAAGATAGGATTAAGCGAGCTTCAAGACATTTTACTATGGTCGTTGATTATCCTGGGTTAAGAGAAGAAAGAATTAAATGCATTATGAATGAAGGGTTTACCAAGGAGGAGGCTGAACATGCTTGGAATGCAGTTAATGAAAAAAAAGTTGTTCCAGGATATGAGTGGGAATGTGCAGAGGAAATTATGCGAGAAGCGTTTAATATTATGAAAGAAGAGTTTAAGGAATGAAATATGAAACCAGGAATTTACTATCATAAGAAAGTTGATCTCATTGGACTTTATTACCCAAATCAGCGAATATTAAGGACAGCTGAGAATAAAGGCCATAAGCGTTATGGCATTCATTGGCATATTAAGTATCTAACTGAAGACTGGGAGTATATTGGTGAAATCTAAGCCTAAAAAGCCTAAGCCTAAATGCAGAAAATCTATCTAGTTTGCGGCGTTCCAGGCTCGGGAAAGACCTGGGTTTGTAATCAACTAAAAGATAAGTTTGATTATATCAATCATGACAATTACAAGAAAAACTATGCCTTAATCCTTAAGTCAGCTGCTTCTTATTCCAAGAAACCGATATTAGCTGATTGTCCATTTGCTGAGCGGGCATTAAGGGATGAATTGGTGAAGTCTGGTTATAAAGTTATTCCCGTTTTCATTATTGAGGATCCATCAGTATCCAAACAAAGATATGAGACTAGGGATAAAAAGCCTTACCCACAAAGCTTTCTAACTCGTGCAAAAACTATTGAGAATAGGGCTAAAGAGTGGGATGCTTTTGCTGGAACAAGCAAACAAGTATTAGAGCATTTAAAGAATATTTAGTCTGAATTTTTCTAACAAAGAAATAAAAGATTTTATTGAAAAAGCGAAAAGATATGCCAGGAAATGTGGATATCCCGAACTTGCCGATGATTTTGCTCAAGAAGCGTCTATTAAGTTTATCAATTCTCGCAAAGCATCAATTAAAAAATTATTTATCGACATGCTACGGAAAGAGTATGGTAGTACAAGGTCTATTGTCGGCATGCTTAGACTCAGCGCAACAAATCCAAAATATTCCAGAAATATCGAACTTGAAAAAGCAGGGCCTTCAGGAGAACTTAATCATTCAATTAAGAATGTCTCTGGAACAGATTCAAAATCTGGGCGAGTTTCTTGGGATGATAATGGATATAGAATAAATGATGAAATATTTCGTAATATTAGACTTCGCTTTAGAGTTATTCTAATTTTATTATATCACTATGGATTTTATGAAAAAGAAATAGCGTATGTCTTGGGTGTGTCAGAATCTAGAGTCTCACAATTGCTCAACGCGGCATTGTCAGAACAAAAAAAGAGAATCACGAAGAATGGCGTATTTAAAGCGAAAGGACCATTACAATGCTATGTCCAGAAAATGGTATCAAAAAAGGAAAATGAACCAGGATTTCTTGATGAGGAGAAGAAAATATTATCGTTCTTATTACGAGAGAAAAATATTAGAAAATCCAGAATGGAATTTAAGATCGAAAAAATACCGCAAAATATATGCCGATCTTTCTCCATTGACCCGTTTTAAAATAAGGGAAGCGTATAAAGCCTGGGCTAAACGTAATTGGGAAAAAAGAGTTGATTATGCCAGAAAATATAGGAGAAAAAATTTGTTCTTCAACATCAGAGCAAAAATTAAGGAAGCAGGAGAATCCGGAAACCTCAGAGAATTTATCGAAGGACTTAGTGATTCAATTATTAAATCTTATGAAAAATGTTGTTAAAGATGAGATAACCCCAAGCAGCGTAAGCAGCGCTTGCAAATGTGCAACGGAGATCCATAAAATATTAAGATTGAATTTAGATATCAAGAAAAGTGGTTATTAAAAACGTTATAAATACCAAATACAATCTGATTAAATGGCAAAACATTTATATAAAAAAGGCAACCCTGGTGGTCCTGGTCGTCCTAAAAAGCCGATCGATGGTAAAACCCTTTCAAGATTATCCAAAGTCCAAGTAGAGCAATGTTTCATTAAATTCATGCATATGGATTTAGATGCATTGGACGCTATTGTTAGTGATCGTTCAAGATCTGTGTTAGAGCACAGCGTTGCTAATATTGCCAAGCATGCGATTGAAGAAGGTGATCAGAGCAGATTAAACTTCCTTCTTGACCGCATCATAGGTAAGGTAAAGGACTCAATCGAGCATACAGTTGTTAAACCTACAGTCATTGAGAAGCTTAATGGCGATAAGGTTGAGATGAAGATGCTTGGGTTAGAAGAGGATGAAGAGTTTCCTCATTATTAATTAGGTTTATATGACATTTATCATCGCTGAAGTAGGTTCTAATTGGGAATCGTATCAAGACTGCTTAGACTCAATAGAGATGGCTAGAGAATGTGGTGCTGATGCGGTCAAGTTTCAATATTTCACACCTCAAGATCTTTATGGTCCCAATATTAAGTCAGAGTTTGTCTCTGGGAAAACTCCTTATCTTAAGGATGATTGGTTACCTGAATTAGAGAATAAAGCCTTACAGTGCGGCATTGAGTTTATGTGTACAGCGTTCAGTCCTGATGCTGTTAGCTTTGTAGACCGATTCGTTAAAAGACATAAGATCGCCTCAGCAGAATTAACTCATCTTGATTTGCTTAATGCAGTAAATGAAACCAAGAAGCCTGTTATCCTTTCGACTGGCGGGGCAACGGAAGAGGAAATCCGCTTAGCATTAAAAGTTTTATCAGATGTCGATGTCACTCTTCTTTATTGCATCCCGAAATATCCAGCGAGTATTGAATTTAGTGAACTAGAAGAAGAGTTTTTAAAATTACCATTTAATGCAAGCAGCAGCATTGGTTATTCTTGTCATGAAATTGACATAAAGAATTGCGTTCTCTTGGCAGAGAAATACGATATTGACGTCATTGAAAAGCATTTCAAAATAAGGGAAATGAATACTGACGATAACAGCCATTCCTCCTTGCCGGACGCGTTTGCTGAAATGGTTTATAAAGTTAAAGTGGTTAATTCTGGCTGTAACGAATTCCGCCATAACTCCATGCGTAAATTGATCGCTATTACTGATATCTCCAAAGGGGATATATTAGTTCCCAATAAGAACTTTGGTTGTTATAGGGCAAAAGCATATTCGCCATCATTTTTAAATGGTTTTTCGCAGCGAGATATTAGTGGTAAACCATCTAAACATGCTTATAAGGCTGGAGATGTAATTTATGAATCTTTGTAAAGTAATGTAAACTTATGTAATGACCATCTTCAAGCCTCACTCAGTCCAGCAAGAGTCTGCTTTATTCTCTAGAAAACCTATAGTTCTATTAGCAACAGGCATTCAGTTTGGTAAAACCATTGTTGGTGCTTTATGGATGAAGCTTTAGATGCATCAATCTACTCATCCTGAAGATAACTTCATCATCACCTCCCCAACCTATAAGATTTTGCAGCAATCTACTCTTCCTCCCTTCCTAAAATATATGGACGGCTGCGGAAAATATCATAGGCAGGATGCTATCTTTGAGATGCACGGAGGAGGAAGGTGTTATTTTAGAACGGCTACAGATCCCGACAGTATCGTTGGGCTTACCAAAGTCAAAGCAATCTATGGGGATGAGGCGGGTCTTTATTCTTTATACTTTTGGGAGAATATTCAAGCTCGAGCAGCTTTTGCGAATGCGCAAATCTTACTTACAACCTCTCCATATACATTGAACTGGGTTTACAAAGATCTTATCCGCCCAAAGCAAAAGTCTTTAAACAATTTGCCTGAGCTTGATTACATCAAAGCTAGATCAATTGATAATCCCTATTTCCCCAAAGACTATTATGAGCGCATGCGTAAAACCATGGACGATAGGCGCTTTAGAGCGATGTTTGGTGGTGAATGGGAGAAGATGGAAGGCTTGGTCTATGACTGCTTTGATGAGAATGAAAACACCATTGCACCATTTGATTTTCCTAACGGCACTAAGTTCTTTGCTGGCATAGATTGGGGAACAACCGCACCTTTTGTAATAGTTGTAAGAGCGATAACTCCAGATAATGATCATATACAGATCACTGAGACCTATAAGACCGGTTTAACTATCTTGGATATGATTCAGCAGGCCAAGCAGAAGATGCAACGTTGGCCGATAACCACATTTTACGCAGATCCATCTTCGCCAGGATACATCCAGGAGTTTTGTAGAGCTGGTATTCCAACGGTTGCAGCTAATAACGAAATAAGAACAGGTTTAGATTTTCATTATGAATTGATCAAAACCAGGAGATATAAGCTCTTTAGAAACGATAACCGATTCACAATTGACGAGTATGAGACTTATCATTATCCTTCTATTGAAGAAATCAGCCAAAATACTAATATAAAAGATAGATTACCAATCAAACAAAGTGACCATGCTATGGACGCTAACCGTTATGTAACGATGTCGACTTATCAAGGCTTCCATAGGAATGCACCAAATGTTATTAATTTGATACAATCTAAACAGAAACCTACACTTGATGAATGGCTTCAGAAGATCAGAACTCCCAGCCAGCAGTATGAGGAGCTTTAATGCCCACATATGAATATTTGTGTTCATTGTGCAAAACTAACTTTGACGTCGTCAAATCGATTAAAGAATTAGATGAGGTTGAGACTTGTCCAGCTTGTGCAGCGCATGAGACGGTAAGGACTATATCTCGCACACATTTCTATGGTGCTGCAGATTGGGACAAAGCTCAATACAACCCTGGCCTAGGCATAGTCACAAGAAACTCTAAGCACGCATATAGAGAGGCTAAGTCTCGTGGTTTGATCGAAGTAGGGAATGAGCCAGCTGAAAAGCTTTTAGCTGCCCAAGAGAAAGAATTTAGCGATGCTCAGGATAGAGCGTTCAATAAATCTTGGGAAAAGATGGAATACGGTCTTAAGAAAGAAATGGGTAAAATATAATGGCCTACGGTACTGAAGTTAATTCAGGCATGTTATCTGAGCATGCTCCTAGAAAAAAACCAAAAACCATTACCCCTGATGACCAACAATCTGACGAAGAATTAAAGCTTGTCAAACAAGTCGATTCTTTATTTAAAAAGGCTAAGAATCATCGTAAACGCTATGACACAACCTGGGTTGATAATTACAAGATGTTTCGCGGCGAGCAATGGTTAAAGAGAAGGCCACAATATAAGAGTCGTGAGGTCATTAATATGATCTTTCAAACGATTCAATCTCAATTTTCTGTCATGCTCGACACTCGTCCGACGGTAGGCTTTCTGCCTCAAGATCCAACTGATACAGAATTATCCGATATCCTCAATCAAGTCTTTGAAGCTGATTGGGAGCGTGGTCATTGGATGGATGAGATCATGGCTATTATCTTAGACGGTCATATCTATGGCATTGGCTATGGCAATATAGAATTTGACGATGATGCTAATGACGGCTATGGCGGGATTTGTTGGTACGCGGAAGATCCAATGAATCTATATCCGGATCCTGAAGCGGTAGATATCAATAAGAAGTGTCGCTATCTTGTGCGCGCCACGCCTAGAGAAATAGACGCTGTTAAGATGGAATATGCTGGGCATAAATATGTAGAAAAGATTAAATCAGATTTAGAAGATTTATCTTACTTTAAGCGCCAAGAAGAAAAAGTTTACCGGCGATATAACACCAACCTAGATATTAATCAAAATGCTTCAGCATATTCTCAAAAGCCAGAAGATGAATTTAAGGACAAAGTATTAGTCTATGAAGTTTATATGCGTCCTACTGAGACTGAAGAGATTGAGCAAGATGACGATACAGATAATGGCGAAAAGATATTTATCACACGTCTTAAGTATCCCAGAGGTAGGAAGATAGTCAAAATCAATGGCTATATCTTTGAAGACCAAGAACTTGAGATGGAAAATATGCAATTTCCGTTTCAGCGTTATGTGAACTATACCTTACCAAGAGAGTTCTTTGGTTTAGGAGAAGTAGATCAGACTAAGGGACCGCAAATGGTCTTTAATCGCTTGATCAACTTCTCTTTAGATGTTTTGGCACTCGCTGGAAATCCTGTTTGGCTTTCTCCTGTTGAGGGCAATATCAATACATCTAAGATGATTGGTCAACCTGGTTTAATTGTAGAATATGCCAACGGCGCTAGACCTGAAGTTGTCCCTGGTGTGCAATTACAACCCTGGGTTTTCCAATTAGTCGACCGTATGGAAAAATGGTTTAATGATATTGCCGGTTCTCAAGACGTGACTCGTGGAGTAAATCCGGCCGGAGTGACAGCAAATGCAGCAATTGAAAACCTACTTGATCAAGCACAGAAGCGTGTAAAGCAGAAGATGCGTAATATGGACTCTATGCTCACAGCATTAGGTCGGCAATGGTTATCCTTATGTTTTGCTAATTATACTTCTCCGCAGATTTATCGTTTAACCAATAAAGATGGTGTTCAGCAATACTTTAAGTTTCATGTAGAACATCGAGATAGCTATGACGAATCCGGACAGCCTATGACCGGCATCGATGGAAATGTTAAAAAAACCAAATTTGCTATTGTCAGAAGTTATAATCAAAGCGAAGATGGGCAATATATTCCCGATGACACTCAGAACGAATATCAAATCAAAGCTGATTTCGATGTAAGAGTAAATACGATATCGGGATTACCTTTTACAAAGAGTGAGCAAGAAACAAGACTCTTTAATCTTTTCGATCGCCAAATCATAGACGCGACGGAAGTGTTGACCAGATTGGAATATCCAAACCGAGATCAGATTCTCCAACGGATGTCTCAGGCTCAAGCGCAACAAGCGCAACAGCCTCAAGGCCCAAAATGAGGAAACACTTCTATGCCTATGGCTCCAGAACAAGATCAGGCGCCCGATGCGTCTCAAGATCAATCACAAAAAGGTTCAGCTGCTGATTCATTTCAAAAGCTAGTATCAAATGTAGTAAACGGCATGTCGATGCTATCTGAGACTGTTCAATCAGCCGGTATAGCTCCTGACATTGCTAAAGGCTTGGCCCAAGTCCAGCAACAATTCCAAGGTCTCATTCAGCAGATGATGAGTGGCGCTCAAGGTGCCAAACCTGCTCAAGGCATGGTTCCACCTGAGGCTCAAGGTGCTAAAGGTGCAATGCCCGCTTCGATGGCGAGGTAATCTATGCCAGAAGTTTCAACAGAGGAGATTCTAGGATCTCTTAATACTGGTAACGATGCACCACTTGCTGAGACTGCTACCGAAGGTGCTCCTTGGTGGTCTGATAAGTTAAAAGAGAATGTGGAATATCAGATCGAGGGTGGAAAGAAAGTTTCTGAACCTTTTGAGATGATATTAAAGCGTGCAGGGCTTGGTTATCATTATGCGCAACGCGCTCATGGTTTAAATCAACAAGAAGAAAAATATAAAACCTTAGAGCAACAGAATCAGCAACTCGCTCGCTGGCAACAATACGATGAATACGCGAGACAGAATCCTGATTGGGCAAAATATGTCGAGGAGAATTGGAATAATCGGCAGAACTTGGTACAATCTAATCAGAACAATCCACAAATATCAGCATTGCAGCAAGAGCTCATGGAACTTAAAAAGTTTCGTGATGAATTTCAGACTGAACGTCAAAAAGAGCGTGAAAGTCATACGGATCAGCGTGTCTCTAAGGAAATCGATACCGTTGCTAAGCAATATGGCGTCGATTTAAGTCAAACAGATGAGCAAGGATTATCTCTCGAATGGCGGGTGTTGGATCATGCGAAAAAGATGGGTTTAGACGGCAATAAACCAGGATTTTTCAACATGGCGTTTAGAGATTATTACTTCGACAATCTTGTTGGGCAACAAAAAGAGAAAGCGGTTGAACAAGTAGCAAAGAATCAGGTTGAGCTTAAAAAAGCAGGTATACGCGACATCAAAAGCACACCAAAGAAATCTGAATCTTTAGACAGTTGGAAACCGGGCATGAGTCGTAACGACACGTTCGATGCAGCGTTAAAGTTTTATCAATCAAACAAAAAAGCTTCCTAAAGGAAGGGGGGAATTATGGCATTAGATTATGATCAAATTAGTGCTGTGACCAAAAGATATTTTCTTCCAGAGATGGCAGACAACATTTTCGTCGCAACACCAGAATTAAAGCGTCTTAAAGAAAAAGGTTTAAAGCTAGTCGATGGTGGAACGCAGATCAACACACCACTCGAATATGCACAAGGTAACTTCCAATGGTTTTCTGGAGCTGAAACACTCCTTACTGCTGACGTAGATAACTTTACCTCTGCAGTTTACCAATGGAAACAAGCTACCGCACCTATCACGATCTCTCGATTAGACGAACTAAAGAACATGGGCGATGCTCAGGTTATCGACTTTGTCAGATCGAAAGTAAAGAACGCGCAAAAGACTTTATCAGACAATTTGTCTCAAGGGATTTTTAACTCAGGTACTGATTCCAAAGCGATTGTAGGTCTTCGTGCAATTGTTGCAAGTTCAAATACCATCGGTGGAATTAGCCAGACGACTTATAGTTGGTGGGCAGGTAAATTAGATGCCAGCACGACTACACTAGGTCTTGCAGCGCTTGAGAGTTTGTTCCTTACTTGCAGTGAGGATACTGAACAACCATCAGTAGCCTATACGACCAAAAGTCTTTATGGCAAGTATTGGGGTTTGCTTACTCCTAATCAAAGATACATTGATGAGGAAAGTGCCAATGCTGGTTTCAAATCTCTTATGTTTAACGGCATTCCGGTATTAGCTTGTTCAAATTGTCCATCACTTCATTTGTTCTTTATCAATGAAAATTATCTCTATCTCTTCACGCATAAGGAAGAAAATATGAGGATGGAAGACTTTGAAACTCCGAGAAATCAAGCAGTGAAATCTGCTCGTATCTTGTGGGCAGGAGCTTTGGGATCAACCAATAACCGCTATCACGGAAAATTCTCCGTACTAGCAGCGTAAGAAAGGAGTCTACTATGTATGGTTTAAGTCCAATTGTATTCAGTACTCCTAGTTTAACCACTGCTACCCTAGGTCCTAACGATCCGAAAGTAGGAGATCGAGTTAACTACAACAGTACCGATTATGTTTTTGTTTACAACAATGGTGCAAGCCAGATTTCTACCGGTCAAGGATGTATCCTAACTGGTGTATCAGGATTTAGTGTAACCGTTAGCTCTGTAACTTCAGTTGATCAATTAGTTGGTGTTTGCAAGCACAATACGATCGCTGCAAGTGCTTACGGCTGGGTTGTAACAAAAGGTTTCTCTAACGTTGTACTTAGTGCAAGTGTTAGCGGTGTAGCGGGAGATATTCTTATCCTTGCAGCTGATGGAAACTTTATTCAAAAGACTATTTCTACCGGTTTTGTTTCACCAGCATTAGTTAAGCTTATGAGCGCATGTGCTTCTGGCGCATCAGCCATGGCTTACATCGACGTCTAAGGATATCGAATGCAAAGAAAACTAAAAAAGATTGAAACATTTGTAGAGTATCAGAATATCATTCATGAGCCGCCCATCCAACCGGCGGCTCTTTTTGCCACATCAGCACAAAACGACCAAGCAACGATAGAATTCTGGGAACATATTTGGCTAGCAAATGCTAAAGCCAATCATGATCTCTTTGGTCCTTTTAAAGATAAATCAGCGATGCAAGATTTTAGGAAATATGAAAACCTTCCTTGTGTGGTTGCGGGCTCTGGTCCTTCTTTAAAAGGAAATATTCTAGAATTAAAGAATCGCGGTAAACTTCCGATCATCTCTTGCCTACATAACTTCCATGCTTTTGAGGATGCAGATATACCAGCAGATTATTATGTCTCTTTAGATGCTGGCAAAGTGACCATTGAGGAAGTATCTGAAGGCGGAAATAAAACAGCTGAAGAATATTGGGAGATAACTAAAGACAGGACGCTTATTGCTTTCATTGCGTCAGATCCTGAGCTTTTAAAGAAATGGAAAGGAAGAATATTATTCTTCAACGCTCCTATTCCAAAAGTAGACCTGCTTAAGAAAATAGATGAGATAGAATTATTCAACGTTAACTTTTCATCAGGCGGGAATGTTTTAGGTGCTGCTCTTTATTTTGCTAAAGCAATTTTAGGGTGTCATCAAACTATATTTGTCGGTGCTGATTTTGCCTTTGGTTATAATCGCAAATTTCATAGCTGGGATTCTAAGTATGACAAAGATCTTGGCCAATATATTTTAGCTACAGATATCTATGGAGTTAAAGTTCCTACTTGGCCGACATATAATGGCTTTAAGAAATACTTTGATTCAGTCGCATTGAGAATGCCCGGCATTTATTACAACTGCACAGAAGGCGGAACTTTAGGGTCTTATCCTGAAGGAAATCTTTCCTGCTTTAAATACATGGATCTTAAAGATTGTTTGAAACAATTTAATTTATTAGATGAGCTCAAAGATAGTTTAACGCCGGATGATCCGACAAAACCTAAAAAATTACTTTATACCTAGGAGGGTATTATATGGCTTGGACTACAAGTAAAGTTGCGCAATATGGCATTGGCAACGTCGTTATTCAACATTGGACACTCGTTGCTGATAGCGCCACCTTAGAATTAGCGACAGGATTAGGAACGCTTTTATCTGCACAATCTAGTATCAAGAGCGCGACCACAGCAGGCTTTAAAACCAAGATCAATGTAACAAGTCTAGGAACTGCATCATATGGTGCTGTGGCAATTACTGGCGTTGCATCAGGCGATGAGCTCTATCTTACAGTCATAGGAAACTAAAATGAGTTTATCAGTAAACTATTTTATTCAGTCGATGGCGAGTGCCACTACCTTTTCAAGCGGTGTGGATTTGCAGAAGGCTTGGAATAAGATCAGTGTAGAGATTCCAACGATGGCTTCTGGCTCTGATGTTTATCTCCAGGGCTCAATTGATGGCACAACATATCGTCGAGTATGTCATGCGCCGAATACAAATTCAGCTACGGTTGGTGGGCAATTTGTCACAAGTGGTGTCACTAATGTGATTGTCCCATTTAACAATGCTCATGTGCGATTTGTGCGCATAGAGTTATCTTCTGCAACCAGTGATACGCCTTATACATTTAATGTTATTTGTTCAGATTAGGAGAATTAATGCAGAACATGGTTAAAGTTTGGAATGATAATCATCTACCTTTTGTTCAGGATTTTAGGGGAGATCGCATCGATATTCCCGCTAAAGGTTTTGTTGAGATGGAATATGATGATGCAAACAGCTTTTTAGGGAAACCTTTTCCTATGCAGTTTGACGGCATGGGACAACCCAAACCTGAAGGTTTTAAGCAATTACGTATCGAGGGTGGACCTAAGTTCCAAGACACTCAGATCGCTTATAAGTGTCATATCGATGGTTCGCTTCACGGCAGTAAAGAAGAACTAGAGAAATACGAGTTACAGTTTAAGCACCGAATTGCTCAAGATGATGATCCAAGAAAGAAGAAGACATGACCGCTGTTAGCTTAAGAGGCCATTGGTATGTGACGTTATATGATCTTAATGGCAATATTAAAGATCAAAGGTCGGGTGAAAATGTCATCACTACTGACGGCAAAGAAGCTTTAGCTAGATATTTAATGTCTGCAGCAAGATCTGTTGTAACCAATCCCTTTGTCTATGTGGCAGTTGGGACGGGATCTACATCTGAGACGGCAGCAGACACAGCTCTTGGTACTGAGAGCGCTCGCGCAACTGGTGTAGCAACATATACCTCGGGTGCGATTTATGAGATTACAGCGACTTTTCCGGCTGGAACGGGAACAGGAGCGATAACAGAATATGGATTATTCAATTCTTCGTCAGCAGGAACCATGCTATCTCGCGATGTCGAGGCTGTGATCAATAAAGGCGCATCAGATATTTTAACAACGACATTACAAATCACGCTCTCATAATGGAATGGCAAATTTTACCAAAACTATTACAAATTCCATCAATTTATTTGGGTCTAAATCAACAAATAAATGGGGCTCGATGGTTTGGCTTACTGATAATTGGGCTTTTGGTTCTGGAGAACTTTTTCAATCTGTTTATAAGGTGGTTTCAAACTCAATTTCTGTAACTGATGCCATAGCTTTTCATCTTGAATATCTTAGAACAATAGTTAACAGCATCACAATTTCTGATAATCTATTAAATGAGAGCTTATCCGATAGCAACGGCTATCAAGTCTTCTTCGGATCTGGTGAAAACGCCTTAAACAGACCTTTAACATCATTTAGCGCATCAACTTTTTCCACAGATACATACAGCCAGGCTACCAATCCGGGAACAGATTGGACTGAGGTTTAGATGACACCAACAGACTTAGAAACCTTTATCCGTCAAAGATATAACGCTGTGGGAGATAACTTCTATCCTCAAGCTGAGATATTTAACTTCATCTATGCAGCTCAGATGGAATTAGCATTAGAGATCTTTTGCATCAAGACCACCTATACGACGACATCAGTTGCAAGTCAAAGAGCCTATGATCTTCCGTCTCTTAGTTTTTCAGTTAGAAGAATTGAATATGACGGCATGCGCATTTACCCAAATGATTTTATCGATGATGATGCCTTAACTGGAAATTATCCCGATGAGACTTCCACTGGTGTACCAGTTAATTATCAGACTTGGGGAGATCAATTCTATCTGAGACCGGTACCATCAGAAAGTAGCAAGACGATTAAAGTTTATTCTTACAATATGCCAGACATTGTTACAGCAACATCCACCTTGGGTGTTCCGGTTAGATATCATCTTATGATGGTAGACTATGCCTTATACTGCATGTTTTCTCAGGATAAGAACTTTGATTTATCCGAGCATCATCGTGGTATTTGGGAAAAGCATAAGAAGTTAGCTTTGCAGACTGAAAGACTTAGAGATTCGGGAGATGGTTATAAGGTGGTTAAGAGTGTTGACGATATTCAAATCGATTCGAGATTTTATTAGTGGCTCAGCAATTTGACATTTTATATCCAGCTAACGCCAGACAGGGGTTTGACGGTGGACTCAACTCTAAATTTGATGCGCGTCTTATATTGGATAACGAATCGTGTGATTGCCTTAATGTGGTCTTCGAGAACGGTGCTGTTGAAACAAGGCTTGGTACTAGACGAGCAAATTCTTCGGCAGTTGGAAGTTTTATTGGTGACGGCCTTTATACTCGGCACGATAGCGCTAATCAAGTCCAGACAATGATCGCTTGGTTTGGTGGTACCGCTTATACCTATGGCGCCAACACCTTTGTCACCATACCTTCTGCGCAGTCAATCTATACTGCAGGAGTAAGAATAGGATCAAGTGAGTATGAGAACTACATCTACTTTAATAACGGCAATAATATCGGCTATAAGTACAATAGTTTTTTCACACGTCACGGCATATATCCTCCACCTACTACGCTCACAGCAGCTTCCGGTGGAACTGGTGTTTTGTCGGGACAATACCTTTATAAAGTTACTTGGGTAAATTCTAATTTAGTTGAATCTGATGTGAGCTCAGTAAGTGTAACCTTTGTTGCTTCCGCTAATCAGATAGCCTTAACAAGTATTCCAACAGGCGCAGCTTCCTATGGTGTTGCAAGGCGCAGGATCTATCGAACCGTAGTATCGGGCACAACTTTCTTTAGGCTTACAGAACTAACAGATAACACAACAACCACATACACAGACAACACCGCTGACGGATCATTAGGTGCGATTGCGCCAACCGATCAGGGTGTTCCTCCACAGTACTCAACAATCATCACACACCAAAACCGTTTGTTCTGTAACGACACTCAGAACCCATCTTTGGTGTGGTATTCTGAGTTAGGTAATCCCTATGTTTTCAAAGCGACCTCCTTTGAAGAGATAGGAGATAATGCTGGAGATTTGGTTAAAGGTTTTCAAATCTATAATGACAACCTTGTGGTCTTTACAGATCTTGGCACCTATATCATTTACATGCCAACAACTGCTCCAGAAGATTGGTCGATCATTAAGCTTAAGAGTCCTTACGGGACCAGATCGCCATTTGGGAGCTTTGTTTATAACAACAAGGTCATGTATCCTGCCGTTCAAGCAGATAAGCTAGTGGGCTTTGCAGCGATTCAGGGCGATGCTTTGGCACCTGATTCAACCTTACTTACAGTTACTGCTGCAGGCTCTGAGATGAAGTCTTTAAGGATAGAGCCAGAAGTTTTCAATATTCAATCCACACTTGTTCCCTATATTTCTGCGATCACCTATAAGAACAACGCTTATATCACAGTTGGTAGTGGAACTGGCGCAACAGAAAATAACCGCATTTTATTCTTTGATTTCTCTATTCAAAACCTAGGTAAGAAGCAAGATGCTGCTTGGGCGCCTTGGTCTGGGCTTAATGCTCAGCAATTTACTGTTTACAATGGCACTCTTTATTATATTTCATCAACTGCCAACGGCTTTGTTTATGAGATGAATAGGCCAGCTGTTTATAACGATGATGGTGCGGCGATTAATAGTTATTTTGTCACTAAAGAATTTAGCGGCAATCCTGGCATGGAACAATACCAAAAAGACTTTAGATACGTTAATCTTTTATATGAGAAGTCTGGTTCCTATTATATGACTTTAAATTATAAGATGGATTCAGATTCTGGTGTTGGTAACTCAGTTCTTTTAAGCTTAAATCCCGGTGCTTCTTTATGGGGAACCATGATTTGGGGAACAGATAACTGGGGAGGAGGCCATGATTTAGGTGAAGATAGAATCTATCTTGGCCAATCTCGCGGTAAAAGAATTCAGTTTAAGTTTACTAATCAAAATACAGTTAATCAGAAATTTAAAGTAGTCGGCCTGCAATTTTCGGCCAATCTCAAAGGAAGACGATAATGGCGATGGGTAGTAATCCAATAGATAGACGCTTTGATTATTTACGTGGACAACAGCAGCAACAAAATATTCAGCAGCAGCAACAAGCTTCAGAAGATATTAATCGCAAGGCTGCTTCTCAAGGAAGACTTGGCTCTGGTGTAACGCAGAAGATGCAAGATCAGACTGGGCAACAACTTACCAATCAAGGCAATCAAGCTTTAGAAGGAATTGAGACTCAGCGCGAAGGTGCTCATTATCAGGAAGATCAAGCGCAGAAGCAAAGAGACTTTGAAGCTAACCAAGCTGGTCTTGGTAGAGAATTTACCGCACAGCAAAATCAACTCGGACGGCAGTTTGCGACCAGTGAGAGATTGGGCTCTCAAGACTTTGCTGCAGGAGAGGCGGCGAAAC